ATAACTCAACCTCTCGAAAGTAGATTAGTTATCTTCCTCGCCATCTTCCCAAGCAATTTTCTTTATTGGGTCATCGGCTGGCACTATCCAATCAGGATAAGAGCTACGATCCATAGCGAAAGCCAGCGAAGTGCCTTCATCCATCCCAGCTCTGCGACAAGCTTTATAAACTTCATTGGCAGCAATGGCCCAGAAATCAAGCTTAGTTAGCGGCGTTTCCTTAGTAGTGCGCTTCCGCTTTACTGGCTTCTTACTTACGCGCTTTCGCGTTGCCATTTCTGACTCCTCTCGCTAGGGCTAATTCTAGCTGAGACTCCATTTTATCGAGGCGCGACACTATGGGGATATTCTCCAATTTAATTATGTAGCGAAGGCCAGCAATCAGTAACGCAATAGAACCTAGAACTGATGCGACTAGGGTTGCTAGTTCAGCTGCAACCATTAACGGACTTTGCCGTAACGCTCGTAGTTAGGGTTAAGCCAGTTAATGATGCTAGGCAAGACTGACACTAGAGCGGCATTTGCAATCGCATTGAGGTCGAATCCCACCGCTAAGTAAGTTGCTAGGGCTGTCGCTAGGAATGTCTTTGCCCAACTTTCGGCCATCTTCTTTAGGTCGCTCATTCTTGTCTCCTTCTAGGTCAAAGTAACTGCTGTCTTTGTCTCCCAAAGTTGTAAAGCTAATATGGAAATGAGAACGATGAGGATTAGGGCCTGTGTATTTACGCCGCTTCCAACCCAGTATTGGGCTCATAATCTTGCCATCATAGATAATATATTTTATGCGCTTATCGCCCTTCTTAGCTAACTTACGAATCTTCTCCACCAACGCATAAGCTTCTTCCTTATGTGATGATAGGTCAGAATCAATATCTATAGCTCTAACAATTCCATTGACTGGTATATGGTCAGAATTGCCTTTAGCAAGATGACGAGCATCAGCAATCCAGCCGTCAGACTTACGATCCCTATCAGGATAATCGTCATCTATCTGCTCGCGTAACTGAACACCTGCTGCGCATAGTCGGGCCATTAGGAAAGTAGAAGTTTTGCTTCTTCTTCAGTTATGCCTAACTTCTCTAGCAGTTCGGCCTTCTTAGCGGCTTTAGCAGCTTTGGCAGCATCTTCTTTAGCTCTGGCCACTTTAGCTGCATCAAATATTTCCATCTCGTCATCGTTGTATTCGCGAACTATCACCTCGCCAGTTTCAAGATTGGTTATGCAGGTTTTTGGTCTGTCGCTCATTAGTTCACTCCGTAAAGTTTAATTGTGCCAGCCTTCAAATTGACGGCATCTCCAGATTCTAATTTAATGCTTGTTATTGCGCCTGTGTTATCCCAGCCACCAGAGAACATTCCAGTCCAAGTGACACCACCTGATCCGCTGCCCCAGACTCCGCTGCATTGTTTATAACCAGCCCCAGCATAATCTGGAAAGTGCATAATTATATGACCGCGATAACGAGTTACATCAGCGTTTCTAGCAAAGTGAAATCCGGTGCGAATTGTATCTACTGTGTTATTGCCTTCGGCGTAAAAGCTAGTATTTTGCTTTGAGTGAATTCCATAATAATAATTATTGGCTGTATCTCCATTAAATTGGACTTTAAAATAATCATTGCCAGTTGAGGCGCTTTGCAAACTAGTAGCCACAATTACTAATTCTTTGTAAGTGCCAGCAATTGAGGTAAAAGTGTAGTTAGTAACTGTGTCATTTAAAGTCTTAGTGTCAATAAGAGTCATACCGCCAGCAGCGGCTGTAGCCCAACTTGGAACACCAGCCGCGACTGTTAAAACTTGGCCAGTAGTGCCAATGGCTAAACGAGTATTTGTGTTAGCTGTGGCCGAGCGATATTCAATATCACCTAGAGTTGTTGATGGGTTTAAATTCTTTGTTGTTGTATCTACCGAGCTGCCAAGTGTTCTAATGGCAGATGCGCCATCTTTGACTAGCGCGGTATCGTCAGGCGTAGTCCATCCGTAATTTGTTGTCGTTGCCATTTATTCTCCTATGCCACTATTGTAGCGTTAAGCCAAGTCAAATCGGGCAGAATTGTGTTAAAGGTTTCAACGGCTGGGACATCATTCCAGCGCATTGCTTGGAGACTATAAGCGATAGGGGAGACATTTAGGGTTAAAGTCAAGGAATTGAGGAAAGCCGTCCAAGTCCAGCCCTCGACAAATCCCTGAAATTCTCCGTTGCCCATATTGGCAGGGAGATTTACTATATTTAAAGGCATACCCATAAAGACGCCTAAAAGAGAGTTTCGGTCTGCGTCATCAATTTCTGAGCTGCCGATTGGAAAACTAATCGTAGGTAGCTGATATTGCGGATAAGCCCTAAGACTTAAATAGAATTCTGCTTGATCCTCAGCATCGGCTAAATGCCTTAAAGTAGTTTCTACCTCAGCGGCTAACTCGCCATAAATAGCAATTGAATCAGGGTCTGAATCTGTTGCGATTTGATCGCTATCAGCACCATAAAGAACTGTTAGCGCATTTCTTACATCCCCAGCTCGCTTCACTATTTGTAGCCCTGCGCCAAAGGCGTGATTGCCATCTAAATCAACATAGCCATAAGTTGCTAGATAATTTGTCCTATGGGTCGAATCTGCATATCCAATGCGACCTTGAGCATCTTCATAAACATAACCAAGGCCAGAAATGGCAGCCGCTGAAACTAAATCATAAACTGTGTCACTTACCCCTGTTTGACTATGCAGCTCGTAATTTCCAGGAATATCAACTTCACCTAAGCCAGTATTAAGAGCATCTTCCCATTGTTCAGTTGGGTCATAGGTTGCCCAAGTCAAAGCTGCTGGGACTTCATTCCAACTCCCCAAAACGACATCTTCCAATAATTCTAAGATTCTATCGCCGTCAAATTGATGGGAAAGATTGCCAGAGAACACAGCTCTATTTAATCTAGCCAAAGCTCCAACTGCAATGATATTAATTCTCTGGCTTAAGGCTGTAGATCCCGAAGTGGCAACCACAATGCTTAAGTCAGTAATAAATCCGCCAAAAAGAAAAACATAATTTGATGAAGCATTTAGAACTTCAATTGTCACTGAGTCATTAATCTCATAACCAACTTGGGTTGAGTTAGTTTCTAATAAACTCAAATTGCAATAACCTGCAACGGGTTGCGAATAAATATCAAATCTACCCGAGGTTATTGTCAAACCGCTTAAAGTAGCTGTAGTAACTGTTGATCCATTTACCTTAACTCGATAAGTTGGACTCCATAAGGTCATCGCTCTAGGACGCCTAAACCGCCGCCGTTTCGCCTTTGGCTACTGTTCAAGGCTAATATGACTGCTCTGGTAAATCCTTCTTCATCAATAACCGAAGGTGCATTTACATTTATTATTACATTTCCGCGCTCATCAGCTCGTCTTACACCAGCGACATCAAACGATCCAGTTCCTGCTATTCTTTTAATAAAATTAGCTTCGCTAACTTGCTCAATTAGAGTAGGCGTAGTTCCACCTAAACCAGTTCCACTTGCTGTTTTTAATCCAGCGCTAGTTCCGGTATTTGACGCAGTTCTGCCTGTTGCTATTTGTAGACCGCTTCCAGAAGAGGATGCTGCAATACCAGCATTTATTGCTGCATCACTTACTCCTTTAGCTTCGGGTGTATCGCCACTACGAGCTAAAGCATTTGCGCCAGCTAATACTAGAGCTGCACCAGCTAACGCTGCACCGCCTAGCAATGGATTTAAAGCAAATGCGGCTGCTACTCCAGCCACTATAGAACTAGCCTTTAATAAATTGTAGGCTCTTATAAGTCCATTAATTAATGCAATTGTGGCCGTTACGGCTGCTGCTATTTTAGATACCACAAAAACTGTAGCAATAACGCCAGCAAGAATAAGCAATTCATCTTTAAGATCAACGACTGTGTTGATAATGCCATTGATTTTTTTGCCCCAATCAATTGCTGTCTTTTGAGAATCGGTCAATGCGTCATCAAGCTGACCCTGACCTGTCAAGCCATAGATAAAAGCTTCTAAAGTTGGAATAAAATAAACTAAAAGGAAGTCAGTTAATTCTTGAACTACTGGGAGCAAAGCTGCTCCAATTGATTCCTTAGCCTCATCAAGAGCGATTTTTACTCGCTCCATTTGTTTAGCTGTTGTCTCAGATTCATTCTCCGCAAAGTTGCCAAAAGTATCAGTTAGGTCTTTAAAGGTTTGATCAAAGCTTTGGCTTTTAAGCGTTGTGGTATCAATACCTAACCCCAATTTGCCAAGGGCTGTGGTATTGCCATCGTAGGCTCGACCTAAAGCATTAGATATTGTTTCAAGTGGCTTGCCTGTGGCAGCACTTAAATCTAGTGCCAAATTCAACAGTTTCTGAGCTTCTTCTACATCTTGCGTTGATCTTACTAACCGAGTAAATGCAGGGCGTAAGTTATCGTCTGTTACGCCAACCGCTATCGAAGTTTGTTTAATATAATCTTCAACGCCAGCAATTTGTTTTGCTGTAGCGCCAGTAGTAGCTTCAATAGTT